GGCCTCCGGTATGCCATCGGCTATCTTGTCCTCTAACAGCGAAATGTGTTCCACACGTCGCCACACCGTAATCCGTCCACGAGCTTCCGCCTGATAGATCACTATCGGCCGATTGCTGGCTCGGTGCATCGCCTCAAGCCTGGCGCTCGGCAAAGTGCCTGAAGAAAGCATCCTGGGCGAAATGCCAGCCGACTTCTCCATTCCACCTATCGAAAAGGCAAACCCGTATGCTGCGGTCGGTCTACTGTACGAACGGCACCCCACAGCGTACAGCGCAACGGCCCTGTCGTTGCCGAGATCAATATACGGCCACAGCGCAAAATATCCTTTCGCTGGTATCGAATACGGCCGCATGGACCTCCCTTACTGTAGTTCTGGTGGCAGTTTCGGCGGCGATTTCACGCCCGCGTCCTTCAACTTCTTGGGAACAGGTGTTTTGGATACTGCTGGTGCGGCTGTGATTACGGTTCTGCCAGCATTCACCCTAAACCAAACACCACATCGAAGGCACTTGCCTCCACCACACTGCACAGATTTGGTCAATGTGGGCATTTCGTCCGTGCCCTCAATCGGTGAATGGGTAAACTGTAGCGCACGGCATTTGGGACATCTCAGAACAATTGCGCCCGAGCGATGCCTGATAATCTCGCCCGGGCCAGGTGTTTTTTGCTGCAAGGAATCCTTGTCTATCACCTTCCACGGACCTTCAAACATTGGGATCTTAATCTCGGTCATCAGAAATACCCGCCCACACCAACCGTGGTCAAGGCAAGCTCGGTATAATCCATCACACGAATGGTATTCCACATGCCACGAGGTCGGTTGCTGCCGTCCGCATCGTCCAACATCGCCTGACTGTACGGCCAAAAGATGCCATCATGCTTGCTGGACCCGGGATAGATGGTCTCTTGAATTTGTTTCTGCGCCCTCGCAAAAGCCAACCCCTTTATCACTCTCGGAATCAACTCCGGGCGATCTACAAACGAATTTCGATTCACAACAAAGGTGAACTCGCTGTCAGCCGCCCCTGAAGGCACCGACGTGATATTGTACCTGGCCCCCGTCATCGCGTAGCCGTCAGCGGATGTATATTGCCTCACCGAACCAGCATCCAAGTTGACCGACACATACTCGCTATCAGAACCCGAGTACTCTGCCGGCAGTGGTATTTCGAAGGAATCAATGTTGCTTGGAAATTCCCATTCTGTTGGCATGGACTACCTCCTGAAGTAAGCGGCGCTTACGTCCATATCGATGCCTGAAGCCTCCAGCTCCTGTGCAACTATCGCCTGTACCTTCGACTCGATTCCCGCGAGCCTTCTACCCAGCTCCGTATCGTCTTCCTGTCCGACAAACTCGCCGTTCTCGTCGATGTCTGTTGGTGCGGAGTCTCCCGAGATACCTGCCAGCGTCATTACCATGGGGTTGTACGCCCATTCTTCCTTCACCTTGGCAAGCGGCTTGTTCAGCAACATGCCCAGCAGCTCTCGAATCTCGTATGGCAACAAGCCGCCTTGTGGAGCCGCGGCCTTGATAATCTTCTCCACATCGTCAATGCTTCTGGTCGGCGGCGAATTCGAAACGAAATTAAGGTACCTGATCCCTATTTCCGGCAGGACGTACTTGTTGATAATCCAATCGAAGTCCTCGCGCTCGGGCTGAAACACCTGCTGTTCGGCCAGCATGACGGCGGCCAATGCAGTCGCTCTGTTCAGGGTGCTTGGCGTGTAGCCCCTCAGAATGGGAGACAGCCTAAACGATGCCCCAATCCTGTCTGATCCCCGTTCATCGTACTTGGTGAACAGGGCATCGTTCTGGACCGCCTCTCGCAACGATTTAAACTCCATCTCAGGCAGCACTGTGCGCCCGTCAGCCGAAGCCTTGGCCATGGGGCGAGCTTGTACAACAAGAATCTTTCCCGAGCCCTCAGACCCCTTTACCTCTGCGGACAGCCGATGCTCCAGTCTGTTGCGGATGTCAGTCGGTATCTGGCCGCCACTAACAAACAGTAGGCCGTAGGGAATGGCGTTATCTCTCAGGTAATAGTAATTGGTCTCATCTGCCTCTCGACCGCCAAGTACCTGCAACAAGTTGCCGACCCATCTCGGAGGCGGGCAAGCGGTCTTGGCACTGTGCTGCGCTATCCAGATCAACTCATGGGCTGGCTGCGCCTCTTTCCCCTCGCCATCTTTGTCTTCGGGAAGCCGCATCTTTTGCAAAGACTCATAGGTCTTGCCCGTGGTTCTGGATACCACTCTCGGGTCTTGAGGTGATTTGAAATACACCTTCTTGCCGTTGACGATCTGAACAAATATGGGAAAGCGCCGATTTACGGCAATTTCCCTGCCCTCGGAAATCGGCGTAATCGGGTCAGGCTCAATGACCTCCACCTGCTCGCCCATGTTCTTCAACGGCCTTACGGTATAGCCAGGGATGTAGGACAGACGCTTAAGCCTGCCATAGCCATCACGGATCATCTCCATACATCCCCAGCCGTTGCTTTCAATATCCTGTCTGACAATTCGGCGCAGCTTGGTGAACGACATGGTGGAACAGCAATGCTTGAAGAAGGAGTCAAACATGAACTCCTCCCGTCGCTTCTGTATCTCGATTTCCTTCAGCTTGGCATTGACCACCTCTTCGCTTACAGAATCCTCGTCAATGCCTTCTTCACCGTCTGGCATGCTGTCTTGGAAATCGTCATAGGCACCTTGTGCCTCGTCCAGTTCCTTCTTCCACCTTTTGATTGTCTTGGCTGTCTTGTTTTCTCCCACAGCCTTTTCATATCTTCGCTTGGCACTTCGCAAGCTGGAAAGGAGCTCTGACTTTTCGCTATCGGAAGCCAATACATTTTCTTCCGACTCCGCCCATGCCTCGATAACCAAAGCGTCATGGACTGCCTTGTATGCCTCCTCGCCTTCCAAGTCTTCCATCCAAGGCTCAATGCATCCATGCTGGTATCCGTAGCCTTCGATGTTCTGGACGTAGGCATCGATGTTGGGTTTTAGGTGCGGGCTCAGTTCTACAAAGTTCAACATCGCCTCGGGATCGTAGTCAGGAACCACAGCACCCTGCCCGTCGTACAGATTTTCCCTGTCTTCGATTGCCTGTATGGCGGAGGCTTCATCTACCTGATTGCCAGTCAATGCCGCAGCCTTGGCCAGTATCTCCTTGACCGTCAACTTGCCGTCTTCCCTCTTGGCAAGCCTCGCCTCGTCGGCTCTATTGCGCCGTGTCATCAGCTTTTACCGTGGTACCAGATCTCGGAACCGTCGATAGCTCCACCGGTACCGATGTTCACACGTACAAACCTGTAATGGGCAGGAATCTCGCCCTGAGCACTTGCCCCTAAAGCAGAAATGGTGGTCCATTGATTGCCACCCACACTGCCTTCCAAGTTGCCGACAAAAGCCGCCGCACCGCCTATCGTGATTTCGTACCCCGCCACCAGATCGGAAGCATTGCACACGTTACTTACGCCAACATCCGCCGTCACACCGCTATCGGAACTCGGTATCTCCAGTTGTTTTGAGTTAGGCATCCCCATAAGCTGCCTCCTTTCGCTTCTGGATTATGATGTCCAGAGCCTCCCGCACAGCCTTCTTGGCTTCGGGTGATTTTTTCTCGTCTGCAAGATCTCTATTCAGCATTTCAATCGCCGCCGACAGGTTCTCTTCAGGCAGCGCCAGTATGTCTTTGGCCAAGCTCTGTGCAAAAATCCCACTCTCCAATTGCCTGGCTACCTCTCGTGCCATCTTGTCGAGCTGGTCTTCGGCAACACCACCGCGACGAGTGACACATCGGCAGATTACCGGCACTCGGATTGTCTCGGATTCGTTTTCTGGGTTTGGTATCGACCTGTAACCATTCTTTCCGGTACCATTGCACCGGCCACAGCCAGGCTTCGCTTTCGCCAGATCGATATCAGATAGCAGTCTTACCCTCGGCGTTTCTTGTGTCGCTTTGCTCATTCCGACATCCTAGTTAAAGTGCATCATGATTTTCGCCAACACGTTGGTGCCAGCAATTTTGGATTCTAGACAGTGACCCATCTCGCGGAAATGGTTCAATACCAATCCTGGAGGGGCCGCGGTAGTAGCGTTTGCTCGCCCCGCCTGTGAAGCACTGACACCTACCCAGTTCTCACGGGTGGATGCGGTACCATCCTCAAGCAATACCTCCGCAATGCCATACATCACAACCAGGGCCTCGCTACCATCAGGCACGCCAGCCTCGTACACTACACCAATCGGGTCAAGCTCGTCTGCCGGACAAATGTCAAAAGCGCGATCAACAGAATCGCTTGCTTCCACAACTGTGCCCTTCACAGTGTCCGCGCCAGTCTTGTTGGTCATCTTAACCGCCACGCCTCCCTCGGCGGTAAGAACCATGTCGCCACTTCCTACGATTCCAAGTAACGTACTCACATCACCGGACAACGTACTCACATCACCGGAAACCTGGTTCAGCGCCGTGATAATTTCGTTCAGCTTGACGAACAAGATATTATCGCGAGGTCCAAATATCCCCGATGCCTGCTCCTCTGTTACCAGATTGATGGTCATGCCGTGATCTCCTCATCGCTGGTGTCCAACTGTTTCAGTTGCCACCACTTGTAAACACAAGAGAGACATCCAGGTTGTGCCTGCTCGATAGAATGTGCACACCGCTTTCTACCTCTCACATGCATGGGGCCATGGCCTTCGCCCTTAATCCGATTGCACCTACGAATCAGATCTTCCAGCGTAACAACGATTTGCAACGGCGGAAAATACGGGTCGTTGATAATCATCGGAATGGGCAACCGCAGCTCGTCCCGAGCACTCGATACGCCACCATGGGACACATCTTCACACAATCGGTCAAGTCGGGCAGAATCAACCTTTAGCTCGCATCCCCCATGAATGGATACACGCCTCCCGAATACACGTACCCATCGCGAATCTTCCACTGTGGCTTTGAAGGTTTCGAGTGCCGCAAAAACCGAGCCCTTCATCTGCCGCAATGGGTTGGTATCCGAGTTTACCATCTCTCGGATATGCCGCTCCAGCGCCTCTTTTCTGTCTCGCTCGCTTGCAGTCATCATATAAAACCTCTTTTAGGACGTTCTATCAAAAAAGATATTGCTGTTCTTCCGGTGCGTTTATATCAATTTGTCCATCACGTCCGACAGTCACTTCGATCATATTGTCCCCTGTCGTAGCGTTCCAGTCAAGAAAGTATCGTCTTGCAGCATGCATGCCTTGTGAAAATGCATCCACCATATCATCGTGCTTCGCAAAGGGGAAATCCGTTAACTCCTCGTATATCGAACCATTGGCCGGGTTCCAAGCATCGTTGTTCTTTTTGTACGGGTCCATTGTATCGTTGAACACCACCTTGCCCGATTCCATCAAGGGCGTAACACCCATCAATCTTTGCATTTTAGATTGCTGCGTGGGCTTAGTGATCTCCAGTATTCCCATCATCCAAGGAGCAAGCTCCAGCACCCATTCGTCCACTGCCGCCTGACTGGCTTTTTCTACCAAGGCTCTGAACGGTTCATACTTCTCGGATTCACGTATGACACGCCTTGCTTGCTCCTTCACCGTAGCCCTGTAGTGTGTTCCAGAAATCACATATACCATCTGTTCTTCTGGATCAACCGCCAACGGCACGGACGAAGCGTAATCCTGCTCCTTCTTACCACTAGGCGTTCCCATTGTGTCATAGCTAAGAATGAACTCCAGCTTGCCCTCTTCCATCCTTGACAGGAAATGCGGATCGTTCTCCAGGTCCTTGAAAAGGAACCAATCGGGATGCACGGCGGAAGCATCGAGGTCAATAGCGATGTTCCGAAATCCCCTGTTGAACTCGATACTGCCAATTTCCTGGTGCCTGAGATATAGATGGCTCGAACTCCACTTGTCTGGCCACAGAGAACCGAAGTCTTCAGGCACGCTGTACTGCAATATTGTGTAAGCAGGATTCTTCATCAGCTCGTGTGACAAGTCGTCCTTGTGCCACAAGGTGCAGATGTATCAAACACGAGAATCGGGCTCCAGAAGGTTGGTCCAGTCTGACTTCCACGCCTGCTTGATCTGTGTCCTCAGGGCAGGGAACGAAAGTGAATTTCTTCGGTCCACAACGTCATCCGCAATGAGCAGATCGGCTCGGCCGCCTGTAGCCGTCGAGGTGATACCCAACGCCTCCACCGATGCGTCCCTATGCCTCGCCGACCTCTTGATGACTATCTTGTGCTTGCTCCACTCCGCATGCTCGTCGGGCCTCAGCTTGGGAAACACCTCATGAACTCTCTTGTTGTAAATAATATTCTGCGAAATCTCGAATAGCCTCTCCTTCGCCCTGCCATCAGAAGCACATACAATCTTGATCCGCAGATTGGGGTTCCTGCCTAACTCCCAAATACACCTACCAACGATCTGTGTTGTCTTGCCGTGGTCACGCGGAGCGATAATTAGAAGGCGGTCCTCCTTGTCCATCGCATCGGACCACTCGTCATGGAACCACTGTTGAGAGAACGGAATACCTTGCGCCTCATCCCTGAAGCAGTACTCCATAAACACCGGGAAACTTTTCCTTGATAGTTCGACACGGTGGTCTTCTAACGCCAGAAGACGTTCCGCCTCTTCCTTCTTAGAGCGAAAAGACACCAGCTCCTGCTGTGTGATTATCGGCAGGTGGCCAACAGGTGGCCGGTAGTCTGGATGGTATGCGTCAGGTATCATGCCTACGACGGATCTATTATCTTTCCTCGGCCCAGATTGTGGCCGCACTTAGCGCATACGATGTCATCGTACACGGTTCGCCCTTCTCCGCCTCCGCCGCCTCCGCCGTCATCCTCGCTATCCTTCGGCCATTCGAAATTAGACAACTCCGAAAACGCCTGTAGCTCATGGCCGGTGAAAGGCATAGTTTCCTCAAGCTCGCCCAGGCTGAATTCTGAATCCTCTTCCGCGGTCATCTCGTTTATCAGTTCGGCCAGCTTTATGTTGTCCCTCTCGAATTTGGTTTCGTTGGTTTCTATCGCAACGCGCCTGGCAGCGGCATCGGTGATGGTTCCCAAATTGAAACACATCGCCTCGCTGTACCCAAGCTCCAGGAATGCGTCATAGCGATGATTGCCGTTGACCACCTCGTAGAATCCCGTGTCCAGCTTGCGGACAATGATGTTCTCGATTTGCCCGTTGCGCTTAAGGTTGGCAACCAACTTACCCAGTCGCTCCTCATCGTCCAACTTGTAGTTCCAGCCGGCCTTAACCAGCTTTTTTAGAGGTAGCTCCAGCCACCCTTTTTCTTGCTTCCGAGGCATTGTTCCTCCTTTTGATTATACCCTCGTCCCACACTACACCCCTGCTATTCCACAGCCTGGTGAAATACTCTTCTTGCTTTTTGATCGCGTCACGCGCCTCCGCAGCTCTCCTGATCCACACATCCTCGTATTTGACCAACGAGCCTTTATCCACAGCAACAAACTCGCCAGGCTCGGCAATGTTGTCGTGGTAGTATCTCTTGCTTTTTTCCGTGAACAACTTCCTGTGACCTCTAACGCCTTTCAGCTTCCCCTTGTCCTTGTCCCACCGATAGGACATCCCTGCCCTGTACATGTAGGTCATGGACGAACTGTCCACAGAAAAGAAGGGGTGAAGGCTCAGGTAGTCACGCTTCACCATGGCGAAACCATGGATGGCACATCGGTTGTCATAGCAGTATTTGATAAAACGGTTGTAGTCTAATTTAGGACGGCCTTTTCTAACACCTTCGATCCCTACATACCTGCTCTCCGAATCGTCCACCATTTGCTGGAACTCTTCAAAAGAGTTGCTCTCGTGGTAGCAGGTTATGACCTTCTGCCAAACGCCTGCCTTCTTGTACAACCGCCTCCAGTTCAAGACCTTCTCGTATCCGACCAAATCCTGAATATCTAGCTCCACAAAAAAATCAAACCTGTCCCAGTTGCGCTGCATCCATTTGATATAGTCGCTAACGTACTTGTCTGGATCGTCCATCCTCGTTGACTTCTGTGAATGCTGCGTGGGAATACCCAGGTTCACCTCGGACGAGGTGAAAAAGCTGTGCGCTCCACTGTCGCAGATATTGAACGAATCAGGATAGTTGACCGACGATCTGCTTGACTGCTTGTCATGGAGGTACGAATAGAAAAGGTTGTACTTGTCGCCGTTGAAAAGGCTGGTCACTGACGGAATGATCCGAAAGTTCTGCCAGAAGGTTTCAGTGGCAGCAAGAAAAATTTTCATCTGACCATCCCCAACTGCGCCAACTGCGCCAACTGCGCCAGCTTGGTCGTGTCGCTTCCGCAAAGCTCCAACACGGTTCTGTCTCCGGTGCACTCCGCCCAAAGCCTCAAGCTGTCGCTCTTGGCACCATACATCGTAAGCCACCTGCCATCAGCCTGACACGACTGCCTCTGGGGTACTTCCTCAAGAAAACGATATCCCACGAACGATGGCCACAGTCTGGTAGGCGACTTGTCCAACACAACACCTTCGTCATTGATACCATCGTACCAAGGCGTGCCGTGATAAGGTTGAAAAAATTGTCCCAGACCACCAGGAGAACTATTTGTCCTGATTCTCGGTACCAGTTGATCGTAGTCATGACCATATCTTTGCAAAAACTGTCCTGTGAGGTACTTGCTCTCCAGCGTCTCGGAAGGAAAGAAGGTGACCGTCAACCAGAATACGGATAACTCACTATCTATGATGTCCTTCAGCCGTTGCGACTTCACCAACACCTTCTCATCGGCAGTCTCCACACCTATTTCGTTAAGAACATTGCCCGACCTCAGTATGGCATCCTCGCCATATTCTTCCCTCGCCTTCGCCAAGCTCACGCTGGTGGTGAGGCATATCCATTTAACAGGCATACTGCGAAGATGTTTCAACACCTCACCTATCTGCGGATAGTTGAATAGGTCCTCATCATAGAAATGGATGTTCCATCCCTTCGCCGCATAGGAGTCTATCGCTTCGATGGCAACATCTAGGTCTACATTGCCATGCGGAAAATCCGAATACCCAACATAGCAATATGGACACTTCCTCTTGCATCCCACACTGAGGAACAACGGCATGTAGGGCTTGCCGTCATCCAGCCTCACCAAGTGTGAATCGTAGTCCGTAACCGTACGCTTCAAAAAACCATCGATATACTTGTGATAGGCAGACACTCCGTCCATGATATCTACAGTCATTCTGTGAACAGGTAATCCTAGCGCCTTTATCAGAGGTGTGTAACCTGCGAAGGTAATATCCAGCCTGTCCTTGTACTCCCTCCAAACCTGCTGGCACATGTCCTTCTGCGGATAACTGGAGAGATTGATCACAACTTCATGCGGCTCCAATTTATTGATGCGCCTCACCATGCTGGTCAACACAAGATCGATCTCCGTCATAGACATGTCCTCGAACAACCTGACCTTGTACCCTTTTTCCTTCATAGCCGCATACAACCACTGAGGATGGTAACAGATG